GCGGTTTTCATGTGATCCTCCTGATTCTCTCTATACATATACGTTAACAAAACGTTAACACATACACAACCCCCATAATGAAAAAAGTTTTTCGCAAAATCGGAAAACTGTGGTACACTTCCCCTCGATACGCTCCATACGTATTAACCTCCCTCAACTGGCCGCGCACATGCGCGGTCTTTCTTTTTTCGTATAATGCTGTATTATTGGCCAAAATTAACCGTTAAGGAGATTTGTCATGCCTATGGTCGGCGGAAAAAAGTATTCATACAGCAAGAAGGGAATGGCAGCCGCGAAGAAAGCTGCAAAGAAATCCGGAAAGAAAATGCAGTACGGCACGACGACCAAGCGTAAGATGGGAAAAAAGAAGTAATGGCTAAGAAAACGGGCTTATACACCAACATCCACGCTAAACGTGAAAGAATCAAACGCCAGAAGGCGGCAGGTAAAACACCAGAGAAAATGCGTAAAGTAGGCTCGAAGGGCGCACCGACGGCAAAATCATTTAAGGCGGCGGCAAAGACTGCGAAAAAGGCGAAGAAAAGTGGCGGAAAGAAAAAGTAAAAAAGATCCACGCCTAGCACGCGCCGGCGTCTCGGGTTTTAATAAGCCTAAACGCACGCCGAGCCACCCGAAGAAATCGCACGTCGTGGTTGCGAAATCCGGAGATAAGGTAAAGACGATCAGGTTTGGCCAACAGGGCGCCAAAACCGCAGGCAAGCCGAAGGCAGGCGAGAGCGACAAGATGAAGAAGAAACGCGCATCATTTAAGGCGCGGCACGGTAAAAACATTGCCAAAGGCAAAATGTCGGCGGCGTACTGGGCAGACAAGGTGAAGTGGTGATATGGCAAGCTATCTAGATATGTCTCCACGGCAGTTTCGTGACTTTATATCTATGGTTACAAACCCTAATTCTTCATCTGAATATACAGATGATCAAATACGTACTATGCAAAGAACGTATCGAGAGCAAAACAGCCCGTTTAAAAATTTATTTGGATTCGGCAATAATGCTCGAAAAGATTTGTCTGATAGGAATAGAGAGTCTACTATATTTGGTCTTGCCTCAAAGCCTGTAGGGTCAACTGGCACTGACGCAATTAAAAACACGCAATTTGAGCCTAAAAATTTTCTTGGCAACTTGTTGGACCCAATAGCAAGGGCGGTTACTTTACCTTCAGCGTCTTACGGTGGGCAAGTACCTAGCTCTGATGCTATGGGTGAAGCATTAAATGCCGCAGGATTTGCAAGCCTTGGCGGCGCCTTGAGTCCCACAAGAAAAGCTACAGCAAAAACTACTAAAGTAGATCCTAAAATAAAAAATAATCCCGAAGTGCAAGGCATGTTCACTTCTCCAGTTTTTCATTACATGAACAATAATCAAATGAAGGGCGATAGTTTAATACCCTACGCAGGGGGTCCAAGATTTGATAGACTTGGCCCACATGTGGGGACTAAAGACGCAGCTCTGTCTAGGTATAATGTAAGATTTGGCGAGTTAAATCAAAAAGATATTGACACCCAAATGGAATATTTAAAGTCAGAAGGGGGACAAACGCTTCCTCTGTTGGCAAGAACAGATAAGCCTTTGTTAAAAGAAGACGGCAGTATTATGACTGAGATTGAGGCTCGGGATTATATGCAAAATTGGCTAGATAATAACGGTTTTAGCAAGCCCGAAGATTTTGACGCAGGTATGGCGGCTTTTAGAAAAGACCTTACTGATAAAAAATATACGAATATACCTTATATTAATGCTATTGAAGATAGGGGCAGTGTAAGCCACGTTATGCTTACTGACAGAACAGCAGGAGATCCTGCGGTTTTAAGAAGTAGGTTTGCTGATTTTGCTGATGCATATGATCCTAGCATTGTGGCTGCAAACAAATCTAAAGGCGCAGGTATATTAGGGTTTGCAGTAGACGAAAACGCTCAAAAACTAAACAAAGAAGATCTCGACCCTTTAGGGTATCAGAACACAAAATTAAGAAAACGTTTAACTGATACTGATGTAAGCCTTACAGATACAGGAGAGAATAAGCCAAGGAAGCCTATGTCGTGGGAGGATATGAGGGGTAAAGTTGTTATTCCCTTTTATGGCGATAGAACTTCAAGAGGTTTAATATTAGATGCTATTGATGATGTAAAATTTGATACCCCAGTTTATACAGAAGGGGGTATTGATTTTATGCGCGGCCCTGCGGCTCAAGCAGATAAGTCTATATGGGCTTCAAACAGTAATATTATAACCAGACTGTCAAAAACCGCAGATAAAGCAGAGAAAAATTTTGAGGGTGCAGATATTGTAGGTGTAACTGGCAGTATGGCGCCTAATGCAAATGATTTTGCTACTTTTACAGGCGACGCTATGGCGGAAATGGTGAAAGGGGCTAAAATAACCAAAAAAGGCGCAAAAGATTTTAATGAGCTTATGTTGGCTGTAGATAAAAACTTTGTAGGTATCAGATCTCCTAATTTAAGATCATATTTAAACAACGCAAGCCCAGAGGTTAGAAAATCTTTTATTAGGATTGCAGAGGCTTCACCTATGCAAAAAGAAGGCTTTCCAAGCTCGGGTCAAATTAGATATGCGGTTACAGATCCATCTCAAAGAGAGTTGGGCGCAGGAATGTTTGGAGGAGGAGCTGCTCGCATAGACACAAAAATGCCTGTACTTCCAAATAATCCAAAAGGTAATGTTCCTGCTCCTAAATTTCCACACTCTACATATAACACTCAAATAACAGGAGATTATTTAGGGTCACTACCTCTCGTTCATCAAAGCAAACTGTTTAAAGATGTATACGATGCTATGGAGGGCGGTGTAACTAAGTCAGGGCAGCCATTTAATGAAGCTCATAAAACTCATGCTATAAAAACTAAAGTTCCTGCTCAACTTATGACAAACGAAATAATAGACGGTATTTTAAGAGACTTACTTAAACAGGGTAAATAAAAGGTTCTGGATTTTCTATGTTAATTAATTTGCAAAGTAACTCATCAAGCTCAATTAGGCTTTCTTCTTCTAAGCCTAAATCTTTTGCCTTTAAGAAAATTAATTCTCGTATTATATCTGGGTCGGTTTCTATTTTTGACATATCGGTCTCCTTTTATAAAACAGTTAACAAATTTTTAACAAAAATGCAAGCCACTACTCAAGAGGTGATACATGGACTACGAAGTAAGTAAACTCGCAGAAGAGCTTGAGCAGGAGATGAACCCTGACGTCATGCCAGACGAGGAGTTGCAAGGAATTGTCGGCAAAGAGATCGACGACGCAATCGACTTCATCGATAACTGGATCTCGCCGCAGAGAGCCACAGCCACCCAGTATTACCGAGGCGAGCCGTTTGGCAATGAGGAAGACGGGCGCAGCCAAGTTGTATCAATGGACGTGCGCGACACCGTGCAGGCGATTATGCCGTCGCTCATGCGTATTTTCCACGGCAGCGACCAGACCGTGGAATACGTGCCGCAAGGCCCAGAAGACGTCGCCGCAGCCAAGCAGGCTACCGATTACGCTAATTACATCATAAATCGAGACAACAACGGCTTCCTAGAAATGCACTCTGCCTTTATGGACGCGCTTGTGCGTAAGGTCGGCATACTGAAGGTGTACTGGGACGACCAGACGAAATACGAAACCGTTTCCTATTCTGGCCTCGATGACGCGTCCCTCGCGGCGCTGATGTCAGATCCTGCGGTTGAGGTGGAGATCGTAGCGTCTGAGCCTATGGGAGAGCCAATGCAAGATCCGCTCACCGGCGAGGATATGCCAGTGCCAATGATGCACGCCGTTAGGGCGACATACACGCATCCAGATGGCCGCGTTAAGCTAGAGTCCGTGCCTCCGGAGGAGTTCCTAATTTCACGCGAAAGCAAATCCGTTGAGCAAGCCGATTACGTTGCCCACCGGCGCATCGTAACCGTGTCAGAGCTTGTGGCGATGGGATACGATTACGACGAGGTATCCGAGCTCGGCGCGTCATACGACGACATGGACACCAACGTAGAGCGTTACACGCGGAACAAGGCGCTGACAAATGAGATGAACGAGCGCCACGACCCTGCGATGAAAAAGGTGCTATACGTCGAAAACTATATCAAAGTTGACTACGACGGCGACGGCATTGCCGAGCTGCGTAAAGTTTGCACCGCAGGCGACGGTAACAAGATTTTAATGAACGAGCCATGCGACATGGCGCCGTTTGCGACGCTATGTCCAGATCCAGAGCCACACGACTTCTTTGGCATGTCTGTAGCCGACACGGTGATGGACGTGCAGCGAATCAAGTCGTCCATTATGCGTAACACACTTGACAGCCTCAGCATGTCGATCCACCCACGGGTCGCGGTTGTCGAGGGTATGGTGAACATTGATGACGTCATGTCTACCGAGGTCGGCGCAATAATTAGGCAGCGTGCAGCCGGTCAAGTGCAGCCTATGGCCATGCCGTTTGTCGGCCAAGCCGCTTTCCCAGTATTACAGTATATGGACGAGGTTAAAGAGGCTCGCACTGGCATATCCAAGGCATCCGCAGGCTTAGATGCCGGCGCACTACAATCTAGCACAGCTACAGCCGTAGCAGCCACCGTGAGCGCCGCACAACAACATATCGAGATGATTGCGCGTGTCTTTGCCGAGACGGGCGTAAAGCGCATGTATGAGCTTGTGCTTCATCTGGTAACCACCCACCAAGACCGCGAGCGCATGATTAGGCTGAATAATAATTTCGTGCCTATAGATCCGCGTGTGTGGAATAGCGACATGGATGTCACAGTTAACGTAGCCCTCGGACGCGGTTCTGACACCGAGCGTATGCTAATGCTACGTCAGATTGCCGAGATGCAGAAAGACGCGATGCAGACGATGGGTCCAATTAACCCACTTACTGATATGCAGAAACTGTCTAACACATTGAAATCTATGACAGAAATAGCAGGGTTTAAAGATACCTCACAGTTCTGGGGCGATCCGGCTCAGTTTCAGCCACCGCCGCAAGATAAAAAGCCAGACATTAACGAGCAGCTTATCCAAGTGCAAATTCAGCAAATACAAGCGGATATTCAGAAGAAAGCTGCCGAGCTACAAATGCAACGCGAGAAGTTTAGGCTTGAGGATGACCGTAAGCGTGACGAGCTAGAGGCGGAGTTATTTGTGAAGGCTGAAGAAATGAAAGCCAAGTATGGCACGCAGCTCAACGTCGAACAGATCCGATCCGATCTAGCAATCAATCGAGAAGTTATGAAAGCGCAGGCTGACGTAATAAAGGAGGCTGCGCGTGAAGACTAAACAGCAAATTATAGATGACGGCAGGGAGGCAGACCGTCTACTTAAAGATACAGATCTCAGAAGATTTTTAGACGAGATCGAGCAGGATTGTTGGTTTGAGTTTAAAGCGACTGAAACCAATGATAGTGATAGCCGTGAGGCTATTTATATGAAATTACGCGGCGTTCAATCAGTACAACAATCGCTGCGTGCAATGGTAGATAACGGGGCTATTGAAATAAAAAGAAAATAAGCCCATAATATGGAGTTAATGAGATGGCAGAAAACAACAACCCATTAGGGACTGATCTGTACAGTGCTCAAAATGCAATCAGAGCCATACTTGCGCCCGAAGAGGATAACGCTGCG